ATCCAGACGAAGCCAAAACATTACGTTCCATAAGGGTTATAGAAAGACAATATTATAGGTTAAAAGACTGTATGTTTTATGTTGATCCTGTTACTGGTGATGAACGACCAGTGCCTTATCAGTGGACCAAAAAGAAGAAAGAAGATTTTGCTGATACTTGGGGTCTATATATAGTCAACAAAAAAGTTAGGAAAGTACGTTGGACGGTTACGGCAGATGTTGTTGTACTCCATGATGATTGGTCGCCTTATGACCATTTTACTCTCGTTCCTTACTTTCCCTATTTTAGAAGAGGAAAACCTTTTGGCATGGTGCGGAATTTATTATCCCCCCAAGAACAGTTAAATAAAATTTCATCTCAAGAGCTTCACATTGTAAACACAACTGCCAATAGTGGTTGGGTAGTAGAGACAGGGTCCCTAAGTGGACTTACAGCAGATGATTTAGAAGAACACGGTGCGGAAACTGGTTTAGTACTTGAGTACAATCGTGGATCACAACCCCCTAGCAAGATCCCCCCAAATCAGATTCCCACCGGCCTAGATAGGATAAGTCAGAAAGCCGCTACAAATATAAAACAAATTAGTGGTATTAGTGATGCTATGTTAGGAACGGATAGCCCAGAAGTTTCTGGAGTTGCTATTCAAGCAAAACAAAATAGGGGATCACTAATGATTCAAGTGCCCCTAGACAATTTAATTAAGACGAGAAAATATTTGGCGGAGAAGGTTTTAAATTTAGTTCAAAGTTATTATACTGAAGAAAGGATAATTCAAATTACAGACGAGCAGGATCCTTATAAACCTACTCTTCCTGTGTCGGTTAATAAAATGACACCAGAAGGTACTATTATTAATGACTTAACAGTGGGGGAGTATGATGTAATTGTAGATACTGCTCCAACAAGAGAGAATTTTGATGAGCTTCAGTTTGCTGAAGCATTAGAACTTAGGAGTGCTGGTGTGCCAATACCAGATGATATGATTGTTGAGTATTCACATTTAGCACGTAAAGCAGATATTGCGCAACGTATTAGAATTATGCAGGGTGTAGAACCACCAACTCCGGAACAGCAAAAAGTTGAGAACTTTAAAGCACAAATCGAAATCCAAGCTATGCAGTTAGAGGTCGCTAAGATGGAAGCCGAGGTTATGAGGTTACAATCTGAAGCACAGCTTAACCAAGCAAAAGCACAGGAGACTTCGCAAGATCCACAAATTAAAGTTGCTGAATTACAGGGTAAAATACAGATGAAGCAAGAAGAACTTGCTTTACGAGAGAGATTAGCGGGGATGACTAACGAGGTTCGTAAGGGCCAAACAGAAACCGCAGCCGCGGCAAAAATTGCAACGGCTGCTATGAAAAAACCTACAGGAGGTACATAAGAATGGCTAAGAGTAAAAAAGCGAAAGCTAAAGAGAATACACAAGAAGATGTAGTCTTGGATAAAATGCCGGGGGCAGACGCACAATCTGAGGTCCCGCAAAAATTTGAAGTTGATTTAAATTTTGGGGGCGAGGAGGAACCAACAAATGAAGAAGTCAAAGAAGAGAATGACACCCCTTCAGAAGAAGAGGCTCCTGAAGAAGGTTCAAAAACAGAAGATAAAGAAGAAGGAAGCCCAGAGCCAGAAGTTGATGGCGAAGAAGGAGTGGATGAAAACAGCGAAGCTGCTCCACAACCAGATCTTCAGTCAACTGAAGGAAGCGATGAAGACCAACCCGAACCAGAGGTAAATAAAAAACAACCTATGGTCCCTAAATCTAGACTTGATGAAGTATTAGTTAAGCAAAAAGCATTGAAAAAGCAATTAGATGACTTTGCTAAAGCAGAAGAAGCTAAAAAAGCACAGGTCCCAGATTTTGATTTTACTGCAAAAGAATCAGAATATCAGCAATTAGTGCTTGATGGGGAGTCCCAAAAAGCCACAGAGATGCGTGAAGAGATTAGAAACGCAGAAAGAGCTCATTTTATGAGTGAATTAGAGGCAAAAATGGGGCAAACAGTGCAACAAAGCCAAGAGATGACCGAATTACAGCAAAAAGCGCTAGAGATTCAAGAGCAGTTTCCTGTTCTAGATGAAAATAGTGCAAATTTTGATGAAGAGTTGCAGGGTGAAGTTTTATCTTTGCGGGATGCCTTTATTGCACAGGGTTATACACCTGGGGATGCGCTGGCTAGGGGTGTAGAGTACACTTTGGCAGCTAAAAAACCGGAGTTGTTAGCTTCTGAACAGCCTAGTACAAATACTGTTAAAAAAACACAAGAATTAAAGAATAAACAAAAAGTTAGTAAGAAGTTAGAAGCAGCTGATTCTCAACCCCCTGCATTGCAAGGTGAAAGTACAGCTAATAAACCTTCTAACTCTATTGATATTAATAAGCTATCTGATCAAGAGTTCAATGCATTGCCAGAAGAAACTCTTAGGAGGATGCGTGGTGACTTTGGTTAAACTATAAGTTATCATAAATATAGTTCGTCGGCTATTACGATAAATAGCTGCGGGTCGTTCCGGTAATAAACGCATTCACCCGTTAAGGTGTAAAACTAACCGAAATCATTTTCGTAAAAACAATGAAAACGTTCCCCTGACGATATAGGGTACACGGGAACGGTTGCACCCAAAAAAGCAACTGGTTAAATTATAAATTGAAGGAGGATAGCCACATGGCTAATACTAATTTCTCATCTTTGACCAGTGAACAGCTTACTATCTGGTCGAAAGATTTTTGGAAAGTAGCTCGTAATATGTCCTTCATTAACCAATTCGCGGGAAGCGGCGCTAACGCTATGGTTCAGAGAATATCTGAACTTACCCAATCAGAAAAAGGAGCAAGAGCAGTTTTAACACTTCTTGCCGATATGACTGGTGACGGTATCGTTGGAGACAACACCCTCGAAGGGAATGAAGAATCATTAAGAGCCTACGACATTGTTGTACAACTTGATCAATTGAGATTTGCAAACAGACTTTCAGGTCGTCTTGCTGATCAAAAATCAGTTGTCAACTTTCGTGAGCACTCACGTGACGCACTTGCTTATGCAATGGCAGATCGTATTGACCAATTAGCGTTCTTAACGCTTTCTGGTATTTCTTACACCATCAAAAATAGCGGTGCATTAAGACCCGTTCTGACTTCAGGACAAAATCTTGGTGACCTTGCTTTTGGAGGTGATGTAACTGCACCAACTTCTAATAGACATAGAAGATGGGACGCTACTAGCAAACTTGTTGCTGGTGATGTAACTGCTGTAGTAGCAGCTGACACAATAACTTATGAAGCTATTGTAGCGTTAAAAGCCTATGCTAAAGATAACTACATCCGTGGTATCAGAGGTGAAGGCAATGAAGAGGTGTATCATATGTTTGTATCGCCTCAAGTAATGGCAGACCTTAAACTTGATTCAGACTTTTTGGCTAATGTCAGAAATGCTGGAGTTAGAGGACCAGGCAATAGCTTGTTCTCTGGCACTTCAAGTCTAATGGTTGATGGTGTTATGATCCATGAGTTCAGACATGTATTCAATACAGCGAATGCAACTTCTGGAGCTTCTGGTAATGCCGGTTCTGCTGGATACAAATGGGGCGCCAATGCTGACATTGATGGCTCTGCTTGTTTATTCTGTGGAGCTCAAGCCCTTGCGATGGCTGATATAGCGCTTCCTGAAATAGTTGAAGATTCTTTCGACTACGGGAACCAAAACGGTATATCTATTGGTAAAATCTTCGGTCTTAAGAAGCCTAAGTACAACAGTGATTACAACAGTAGCACTGAAGACTTTGGTGTCATTAGATTGGATGTTGCATACTAAGTATGCTTTTGTGGGTGGTTCTTTTTGAGCCACCCCCTTTTTTAGGAGAAAAAGATGAAATTTTTTATATATTTGTTGGGTGTTGGGTTCTTTGTTACCTCATGTGCAACAGTTGGGTCTGTTATAGAAGGCGGAAAAGATATAGCTTTAACTACTGTAGATACAACTGTAAAAACTGTTGGTAATGTTTCAGGCGCAGTATTTACAGATGTTAGTGATGTTGTTACTACTGTAGCAGAAACCTATGATGGCGTAGTAAATACTGTAGTAGATAATGTTGATAAACAAACTGACAAACTTCAACCAAAGGAAGAAGACTAGTTAGTTATTTTAGGAGTAAACTATGATAGTAATATCAGATATTGACAGGTATATTTCAACCACCTGGGGCGCATCAATCAGATTGGAAGCTGGCGTACCAAAAGAAGTTGGACAGGATTTAGGTGTGTTTTGTTTACAAGCCGGTTGTGCAGAATATAAACCTCACTCTATTAAAGATAAAAAACCAAGTGAACCTATTAGGGCTAGAGATGAGAAAGGGCATTTTATTCCTGACGATCCCTCTACACCGGATATAAACGAAGCCTACGTAGGTGGTGAAGCACCTGTTAAGAAAAAAACAGTTGCTAAAAAAACAACTAAGAAGAAAACTAATAAGAAATAATGGGCACATTAACGGGCGCTAATCTAATATCTAGAATACAGGATACCCTGCAAGACACTACAGGTGTTCGTTGGACTGAAGCCGAATTACTTAGATACATCAATGATGGGCAACGAGAAGTTGTTAATTTCAGGCTAGATGCAGCAGCTGACCATTCTAATATTCAGTTAGTTACTGGTACAGAGCAGTCTATCCCAGATGTAGCGTTGTCCTTATTAAAAGTAGTGCGTAATATGAGCGCCACTGGTGGTAGTGCCACTGGGGGTAAAGCTATTCGTATTGTAGACGTTGATATTTTAAATACCACTGAACCCGATTGGCATGATGCTAGTGTTACAGGAGATGCGGCCCATGGTTCTATAATAAAACATTATACTTATGATCCAGATGACCCTAGGAGATTTCATGTTTATCCGGGGGTTAAGTCGGGGTCAAATGCTTATGTGGAGATTGTCACTGTTAGAAATCCTACAGATTTAAGTGCTACAAGTAGTACTATTTATATAGATGATATCTATGGGAATGCAATAATAGATTATGTTTTGTTTAGGGCATATCAAAAAGACTCTGAGCATGCGTCAAATGCACAAAGAGCTGGCACACACTACCAATTGTTTATTAATAGTTTATCTGCAGGAGCATCTGCAAAATCACTAGCAAATCCAAATTTTGATTATAAAGGAACTACATTAATAGGAGGTAGTCCTAATCTACCTATGAATCCAGCGGGAGCTCAACAATAATGGCCACTTTTAGTAGTTTAATAAAAGAAGTTTTGCCTTATGTACCTACGTGCCCTGATAATTTAGTAGAGAGCCATCTTCGTTCAGCTACAATTGAGCTATGTGAAAAATCACAGGCCTATGTGTATGACCTAGACTCTATTACATCTGTTAGTGGTGTGTATGAGTATGATTTTGGTCAGCCTACTTCAACAACCGTACACCAAATTTTATGGATGACTTATAATGGGGATGACTTAGATCCAATAAGCCCCCGTAGTTTAGAATTGAATTATCCTGACTGGAGAGACAAATCCAGTATCCCCCAAGTTTATTTACAAAAAAGCCCAGATGCGTTTTGGCTTGTACCTGTTCCGAACAGTACTACAACAAATGCAATACAGATAAGTGTAGCTCTAAAGCCCACGCGATCTTCTTCTAATATAGACTCTACTTTTTCGAATGATTATAGAGACGCTATTATTTATGGGGCTTTGTATAGGCTTTTAAGAATGCCAAACAGAGAGTGGAGTGACCCAACCGCGGCAAATGATTATTTAAGTTTGTTTATGCAAGAAACAAAACAAGCAGAACTTCGAGCTAGAGCAGGAGATTTGGGTGTTCGTAGGTTAGTAAAATATAAAGGTGTTGGTCTTTCTCCACGTAAGAGGTATAAAAGGTATGGCCGAGAGATTGACTACTGAGTTACCTGTACTCACTGACATACGAAAGTGTTGGGATACAGTAAAACCAGGCATAGTCGACATCTTAGATAACAATCCTTATCTTACTTATATCCCTGAAGATGTTTATAGTGAGTGTGTAAATAGCAGAGCCTTTCTTTACACTTCTCCTGTAGGTTTTCTGATATTGACTTTAGAAGTAGATCAGTTTACAGAAGATAAGACATTGTTGCTATGGATAGCGTATACTTATGAAAAAGGTGGGCATGAATGGCTAGCCCACGAAGAATGGTTTAACGGCTTAGCTAATGAAGCTGGTTGTAAGTATCTCGAAGCGAGATCACGAGTTCCAGAAATGAAATCGTACGTCGAGCAGATTGGCTGGGAGTTAGATACACAAATATATAGGAAGAAGGTAAAATGAGTGGTAGAAGAAAAGTTAGTCACAAAAAAATTGTTAGAGAGACAGGGGCAGAAACCCGTTCAAGAGAAGGAGCACAAGCCGATTTAGCTTTTGCAGAAACTTTACGCGTCAATCGTGATGAAGCAATTAGTATTTTAACTGGACAAGAGGTTGAGCCCACTATTGGTGGAGTTGCATCTGCTGATAGAGCGCAAGCAAACGCTGG